TGTTTGAAATGTTTGAATTCTATTATATAGTAAAGTACATTCTGCTTGTGTTAAACCTAATCCAATGTGTGCGAATGCTATTTGTCTTGAATAATATAAATCGATAGCGGTATTATTATTATTTCTTGCACCTAAATAAATTGGGTGGTTAGACACCGTAATTTCTGAGTTTCCGTAACTTGCCGTAGTTCCATTTAAAGCAACTATTGTATTACTAAAATTAATACGACTTTGAATTAAATTTAAAGCAGTTGTTGTTGGTGTAGATACCCCCGTTCCTGTATTTGAATTGTGAAATATAGTAGTGCTAGGAGTATTTAAACTTAAATAAATAGAAGCAATAAAGCCGCCCGTTTTTGTTCCGTAAGGTGTTCCCGCATCAACACTATTTGTTCTTGAATAATGCGAAAGTGAGCTATTGCCTAAACCCCAATGTGTCATAGGTACTAAATAAGTATTTGCGTACGCATTGCTTCCGTTTCCCTGTATTCCATTATTTGTAAAAGTCCAACCACCAAAAAAAGTTAGTCTATGTCCTAAATCAGTATCAACTGGGTTCTTTAAGTTAAATTTACAGGTCGTTGCTGTTCCACCAACAAAGGGATAAACGGCTAACATTTTATTCCATAAACTATCCGCTTTTAATCCAATTACTAAAGCATCAATAGCGTTTTGTTGCGTTGTGTTAGTTATCGCAGTGGCTGTAATAAATGCTTGTGCGTCTGGATCAAATGCTGGCGGTGGTGGTGTTGTTATTCCTATAATATCTGTTAAACCTGCCCACGATAAAAAATGTGATTTTCCCCAATTAATTAAATTGTTTGCGGCTTGCCCCCAACCTATTGTATTGTTTGCGGCACCGTCTCCCCAACCATTGCTATTTGCCATTCTCTATTTTTTTTAAGTAAGTCTTTAACTTTACGATATTAACTTCTTTTGGTTTGTAAGTTTTTAAATGTACCACCCTGTGTAATTATTATTAGTATCTGGAAACATATCGCTATTCGTGTTTGTGCTGTATTCTGGAAATAAACTTGTATTTAAAGTTATGTAATCAATAAATCGCTGCGTGTAATGCTGAGCAATTTGCGTCTCCTTCTCAATTAAAAAGTCTATTTCGTTTTTGTCTGCGGTTGTGCTGTTTTCCGAATTGTGTTTATATACTCCTTTGTTTGAAATCGTGTAAGCTGCGAAGGGTAAATAATACTTCATTGCTAGGTGGATCAACATTGGCTTTAAATAAACAGTTGTAAGCGTTAAATAATTACCCGATAATGTATTTGCTATAATGTCCGCTTTTATCTTATTTAGTAACTGCGTACCGGTGAAATTTTGCAAATCGGTATCTTGTGCAATTTTAATATATTGCAAAAAATTATCTACGTCAACCGATCCATTTAACGAAGTGTATTTTGTTAAGTCTAATCTAGTTATTAAAAGTGCTTCAGCCATTATCTTGTTATTACTCTTGGTTTTTGTGGGTTGCTCGGTAAAAAGCCGTAATTATCCATGTCAACAGGGCGTTTAGAAACAAGCTCTGGGTTGCTAACTATGTAACCGCTTATCGCTGCTTTTAACTGTCCTATTTGCTTTGCTTCATTTATATTAAGCGCCTTACCTAAAGGAACAACATAAACTTGTTTATTCCACCGGTGGTAACAGTTGCCGCCGCCTTTGTAAAGAAAAATGTCGTAAGTCGCCGCTCCTTTAGGGCCCCAACCTTCATTTACAGGAACGTCTTTCATAGCAACAATATCTTCTTTACGATAAATTTTATTAGCTGTAATCATCTGGTAACAGAAAGGCCTTGTTTTTTCGTTTATTGCTCCAACAAATTTGTATCGAACAATAAATTTCATCTGGTTAATTACTTTATCTTGTCTGCTTGTTATGTTTGGTCGTGCGTCTCCAGTTGAAATTAGATTGACAATTTTAGATAATAAACTTCGTTTTGTGTCTTTACTCAATAACTCGTTTTCTTTATCGTCATTTTCGTAGTCAACTTCTTTTTCATCAATTAAGATCCAATTTTCTTGCGGTTCTTCTCCTAAATCAATTAAGGCGTTTATCTGTGAACTTAATTCTGTTCCTGTTTCTTCTGCAACCTGTTCTTCGTTTTGCGTGTTTTCTAAGTCTGTAAATTCTAGCGGTTGTAAAGTCTTAAAAAATAATTTTAAAGCAACTCCGTTGTAAGCTAAAATACTATCAAAGGCGTCTAATAGTTCTTCCTGGAATGGTCGAATTACCATATTATCAAATAATACACTAGAATTTTTTAATTCGTCTGCATTACTCGAAAACCCGTTTGTTGAAGCCACTCCAAATAATAAAGGGCTAGTTATGTTGTGGCCTAACATTATTTTTTTTAAGCATTCTTCGCTCAAATAAGTATAATGTTCCGGAGCGTTATTCAGTGGTATGTCTTCAACGGTTGTTTTGCTTTCTACATTATTATTAAATGCAACGATTACTTTTTGCCCCCTGCTCCCTGTTAATTTGCTTAAAACTTTACTTGATATAATATTTTGTTGTTCGTCTGTTGGTATGCCGTTATTAAAATTGACAACTTTGGTTCCGCTAAAACCGTTCTGCACTTCGTTAATTAAATAGTCTGCAATCTCTTCTTCTAAAAGTGTATAAGGAACGGCCCCTTGATAATCTGGATAAGCATAATATTTCATTCCCACTGAATAAGGTTTGGAGAATAAAATTTCAATCTTTTCTTTGCTATAACCAAACGCATTAAATCTAATCGGCGCAAACTTCTTTGTGTCGTCCCAGTTGTCGCTATAATAGTAACCTGTTATTTGTCCGTCTTTGTCGCATTTTTCAGCTCGCAATAAATTAACTGGTATGTGGTACGCTTTTATAATTTTATCATGCTTTGCGTTATAGTGTACTTGAATAGCAAATTGCCCAAACATTTTACGATCAAGAACCATTTTACGAACGTCTTCCTTGTGAAATAAAGTCATCATTTGCGCGTATTCATTCGGCTTTTTATTAGCGTCTACTGCGCTGAGTCCTTTGCCGTAAATTAAACGCGCTACGTTGTTTATAATAGCGTTATTTGTCGTTGAATTAGAATACCGTTCAATTAAGAATTGAAAATATTGGTCGCCGTCTTCAGTTAAAAAGTCCACCCAATTTTCCCGGTTAGTTTCCGAAATAACTGGAGAAGTGTAAGCTGACAAATTGAGTACGTGTAAATTATTCATAAACTATAAATTCATTGGTTGTTGAGTTACTTACATACTGGTTATTATTTACAGAGAATGTAACTAAAGGTTGTGCTGTACAGAATACGCGATCTTTAAAAATTATGTTGGTGCCTATCCTTAGAACTAAATTATATGTGTGACCTTCTATTAATGCGTAACTTGCTGTAATTGTGTAAATATAGTTCCCCGTTGTTCTAGAAGTGATCGTTATTGCAGTAGTAACATTTGTTTGTTCGTCTGTTATTTCCATAACGTTAAACGTGTTGTCGCGTGGTATGCAATTAAACGTCTGTGGCGTTGTCGAAGGTGTCAATACTATCATATTTATATAATTAAATTTTTGTGTTTTTGTTCTTTTTTTAAGACAAAAAAAAAGCCGAACTATGAAGAACGGCTTTAAAAAATAATTTTTTAGTTATTACACGTTTGTAATAATAGAAGTTGCACCTGTAACCGTTTTAATTTGCGTATCTCCATAAGGGAAAAGAACGTTTAAGTGGTTGGCTGGCAAAATTTCTTCGCCCTTCATGGTAACGGTGTAACCCACAAGATCACCCATTGCCGTTCCGTTCGATATAGTCGTTGTAACTACGTCTAAGCCGTTCTCTAAGCCTGCTAAAAAGAATTTATTGCTAAATGATTGAACGATAACCGTTGGTCTTCCCCAAGCAAGTAATTTCATTTGCTTAGTTTGTTGCGCAGTTAAACCTTTAGTTGTAAAAGTTAGATTTTGCTCAACAAATGTCGTTCCGTTTTCACGTGAACTTGTTATTGTTTGCTCAAAAGAATTTGCTCCTTTCAACTCGTATTTATACAAAGTTGAAGCCGCTGGAGTTAGTGTTAGAGTGTTTAATTGATCGGAAGTGTCTCCCGAACCGTAATTAGCTGAAGGTTGAGTAAGAACAACCCCGTAATTTAGGAAATAAATTGCTTTAATTCCACCAACGTTGTTCTGGCAATCATCTGCGTAACCGTGATTTAATAATTCACAAGCCATTTCGTTTTGTTTTTAAATTATGAATAAAATAAAGCGGAATTATTACACTCCGCTTTTTATTTAATATTATGCGCCGTAAGTCACCGCGTCTGAAGCAAAACCAATTTCAACGCCTGCATTGTAACGTAAAATTACTCTTACATTTGCGCTTCCGTCAAGATCGGCCATGTCTAAAACTTTCACTTCATTTTGCGAATTTAAAAGTCCGCAGCCGAAATACAAATTATCAACTGTTGTTGCTATTGCATTGTCTGCACCTAGTCCGTTAGCCATGAAAATCGGAATTCCGTCGAAAGATAAACTTCCGTTTGTAAACCATTGCGTTCCCTGTGCGTTTACTCCTGCTGCTCCTAAGCCACTTGCTCCAAAACCTCCAAGCGCCCTTACGTACAATTTAGCAATTTTTTGTGATACATAAATTCTCAACCCTTCGTTTCCGTAAAGTGACGCGGGAATTGCATCTACAATTCTTCCAAGTTCTCCGATTACTGTTCCTGCGTTTAAAGCCGCGCCTACTAATGGTGTTGTTACTGCTGGCGCACCTGCTGCGATTAATTTTGCTTTTAAACCTAAATAAGAACCTGTTGTTGCTGTACCGCTCCAGATTGCTGTTTCTGTAGCCGCTGCTACTTTTTCCGCAACGTGTGCAATTAAGAAATCAGCAAATGTTTTAGGCAAAGTTTTAAACCCGCTATAACCAAGTTCTGCCGATTGCCAATTTTGAAAAAGATCACTTTTACAAAGTTCAATATTTACTTGTAATTCTTTTGTTGTTAATACGCTTTCAGTAAGTGTTACGGTTCCCGAAGGTGTAAAAGCGCAAGAAGCGTCGGTTACTATGGTTCCCGTTGCTACTTTCTGAATTACTTGTTTGTAAGCAACGTTTGGGAGTATTGTTACTCCACCTTGCTCTAATGTTGGTGCGCTTAATAAAGCTGCTGCGATATACTTGCCTGCGAATTCGCCTGCGTAAGTGGTACCTGCTGTTACTGGATTTGGCATTTTTTAAATTTTTTTTAAATTGTTTATACTTATTTTAATTTGCTTATTTTATCCATTATAGAGTCCATTGTTGAACGTGGTCTTTTTGATCCATAATGAACGCTTTCAATTTCATTCGTGTTTTCTGGGTTAAAAGAAATTGGCTTAACGTCTGCAAGTTCGGTTACCTCGTTTGTAACTGCGTTAACTTTTGACAAGTTTTCTAATTTAGCTTTTAACTCAATATTTTCTGCTTTTAATTTTTCTATGTCTGCGAAGAATGTTTCTTTAACAATGCTTTCGATTGTTTTCTTTGTTGTTTTTGCTTCAACCTCTTCTTCAACTTCTGGTGCTTCTTCAACAACTTCTTCTTCAGTTGTCGCAGCGTCTTTAACTTCTAAAATAATGCCTTCAACTTCAACTACTAAAATTCTTCCGTCTTCTAACTCATATTCTCCAACCGGAACAGGTATTTTTTGTTCGTCTTCAGTTACGATAAATACTTCTTTGTCAGTTTCAAAAGTGTCAGCTTCAAAAATTGTTATCCCGTCAATTAATTTAATCGTTTCTAATTTCACTTCCATTCCAAGTAAATTTTTAATCTGGTTAATTACGCTTGTTTTCATTTTTTCGATTTAGGTTATATTTATATAATTTAATTGTTTTTATTTTGTTGTATTTTTAAAATTAAATTGATCCAATTCCTTGCGCTTGTAAACTTCCGTCGCAACACTTTATGGAGTATTTTTTTCCGTCTTTACATAGGCACGCCCTTGTTCCTCCTTTAGGGCTTGTTTGCGATTGTTGTACTGGCTTTTTTGGTTTATTGTTCATTTTGTTATGTTTTTTTAGTGCTCCTGTATCCTAAGCCTGTGCTCTAGAATGTAAATCTCTTAAAAAAGGTAATACGACTCCACAGAAAGTTAAAGTTCGTTAAATCGCTTTAAAATTGCCTTATTTATAATTTTGCATTTTACTAATTTTTTATACTTAACGGCCCTGTCTTGTATAAGATTTGCTATAATTTTTACTTGATTTTAGCTTACTGTTTCGTGTTTTCGAATGTATTCCAGGGCGTTTAACTTTCGGTTTTTTAAGATGAATTTTAGTGTTAGTTTGCTTCGCCATTTAAAATAATTTCTTTGATTTTTTCTACTAAAATTTCGTCTTCGTTAATTAAACTCATTTCGTATTTATCCGCAAAATAACCTTCGATTGAAAACCCCTTAACTTGTCCCAATTTTACTTTATCCCAAATTTCGTCGTTGTTTACTTTCATGGAGATCACCCAAGTTCCCTTCGGAAAATTAAAACCGTAGTTCATACTTTTGTCGTGTTCTCCTTCAGTTATCCAACTTTCAACAACGCTCATTCCTACTAACTTTTGTTTATGTTCTAAAGTTGCGTTGTTCTGGTTTGAGTTCATAAAAAACAATTCACTTGCTTTGCGTATTGTGGCCTCACTGAAGTAAATATAATATTCTTCGTTCTTATCGTTTTTGCGGTAAATCTGCTTATTAGGTATTAAAGCCGCTCCCATTAAAATTCGTTTTTCTGGATCAACTTCTTTAAGTTCTATTTCATGTTTAGATAAATAAATAAAGTCGCTTTCTATAGCTGGGCTTTCAACAACGCTTACCGCGTCAATTCCGCTTGTTTCGTCTTTTTCGTCAATTATTAATTCAACTATTCGCATAATATATTAATTAAATTTTTGTTTGTCTGTTGTATTTTCTAGCCGCCTAAAGTTGCGTTCGCTAACCTATTTCTGTCTAAAGATTGTTGCGAAGTAACTTGCCCTGAAACGACGTAAGCTTGTACAGGCTGTTGATTAAGACTCGCTAATTGATTAACTCCACTTTGTCCTACTACGTTAAATTGTGGTGCGCTCATTGTTGGAGCGGTTGCGGTTTTTTCTCCGCCCCCTGTGTCTGCGCTCGGTGTTCCGCCTCCTTCAAATTGTGAAGCGGCTATTTTTTTAATGTTCATTAAACCAACTGCAACGGCACCGGCTGCGGCTATTGGTGCAAGTACAGGCCCGATAACAGGCACTCCAACGGCTGACTTATACGCCGCCATTGCCGAAGTATAAGTGTCTATTGTTGTGGAAGCGATATTTGCCGCTTTTTGTATATTAAACGCTGTTTTTTGTGCCTTCTTATTTTTACCTGCAAACAATGTCGCAACGTCTGCAAAGGCTTGAAAACTTTTTTTAGTTAAATCTAATTGACTTGCTAAAGTTGCTGCTTTTTTATCTGCAACGGCTTTGTCTGCTGCTATCTGTTTTGCCGCAACTTCTTCTTCTATTTTTACTTTATCAGCACTATATTTAATTTGCAACGCTTTTAACGCTTCCTCGTTGTTTGCATATAAAAGTTGTTGCGCTTGGTAATCAAGGTTTAATTTATGAAGTTTAAAATCTCCTTCACTCATAAGAAGTTCCTGCAACTTTAAATCGGCTGCGGCTTTCTTATCGTTTTCAGCCTTTGTTAGTGCGTCTCTTTTTTTAAAGTAATCAACCTCTAATGCTTCTAATAAAAGCTTATTACCCTTTGCCGCGGTTACTTCTTTTTGGTAGGCGTCATAAAGTTTTTGTTGTTCGGTGTCTGTTAGTGCTGCAATTTTATCATTAATTTGTTGATCGTATTTATCTTCAATTTTTAATTTTTCTGCGGCTTCCTGTTTCTTTAATTCCGATATGTCTAATTTATGCTTAGCGGCTTGATCGTAAAGTTCTTTGTATTTTCTTTGAACCCCTACAATTTCTTTTGCTTCCTCACTCAATAAACTATCTGCATAACTTTGTTCAAGATCTTTTATTTTTTTTAGTGTATCTTCGCGCTCTTTTACTCGTTCTTTTTCTTTATCCGTGTTTGCCTTTGCTCGTTCCTTCCCACTTTCAACCGCTTCTTTGTTTTCGCTAACTTCTTGACGCGCTAACATTTTCTTTTGCCTGTTCAGTTTAATTCCAGTCATTGCGCCTTCAGTTTCTGCTTCGTTTAATGCAACAGTTGCGTCTCTAATTTCCTGCTTCATTTTTATTTCTGCTTGCCCTCCTAACGCCTTTGCCTTTGCTTTTAAAATGTTAAGATCAATCTGGGCAATTCTTACACGTTCTGCAGCGGCTTTCGTTTCTTCTTTTGTTACAAGTGCAAGCGCCTTTCTTTTTTCTCCCATTGAAGCGCTTTCATCTGTTAAAATTTCTCTTGACTGAACAAGTAATTTATTAACTGCGGACTGTGCAACAACCTGTTCTTTTTTTGCTTTATTATTTGCTTGTTGTTCTTTTTCTAAACCTCTAACAATCTGGAATGTTTTACCGCTTGCCGCGTCGCCTAATTGCTTAAATGATCCTGTTGCTTCGTTACTTGCGTTTTTAATTGCGGCCATTCCCCCTTTCCAATCTAATGTAAGAAATTTATATGCCGCTTGCCAAGCATAACCATAAGCACGAACTAAACCCATTACCGCGTCTTTTACTTGTGTTCCCACTGCGCTAAGTCCTTCCCAAACTGCGGCTATTTCTTTTCCCCCCTGTACGTTTGATTGGAATGCTTCGTATACAAGTTTTAAGGTTGCTACAATTCCCGCAATAAGTAACACAATAGGATTGGCAAGCAACTTTGTAAATTGTGCGCCTAATTTCATTACGCCACCTTCAGCCGCTCCAAGTCCAGGAATTAAACCAGTGATCGCTGTTTTGATCGCTCCAAAAGTTCCCATTTTGGCGCTTGCTGCTGCACTTGCATTTCCTAAAGTTGTGACGCCTGCGGTTGCCGCTGTTGATGAAACAGCAACGCCACTTATTTCGGCTGCGGCTGCACCTGCATTTGTTTTTACTTCTAATTCAATAACTCTTTTTTCAGCCATTATTTTTTAGTTTATTTTCCATTAATTTTTGTCTCAACGCCTGTTTAAATTGTTGTCTTATGCTAGTGGTAAATTTATATTTGCCCTTCGCAATGTCTATGGTTTCACTTTCTCCATAAAAGTTGCTTATTAAAAGCATTTGTATTATCTGGTTTATCATTGTTGTTCTATTATTATGTAACTTGTATCCGTGTTTCCGTTAAGGTAGTCTGTGTCTAAAGTTAAAGTAATTACTCTTGCTTTGTTTGGCGGTACCGTAATTTGTAAAATTCCTTCGCTTGTAAATAATAAACTTGACAAAGTAACGTTACTTGCATTCGCGCTTTTTGTAATCCTTACTTGTGTTGCTCCATTACTAAAATAAATTGCAGATTTGTGTTTTTCTTCTTTTGCTACTTCGCTTCCAAAAGTTTTAATTGGCTTAACTTCCTCAAAGTCGCTTATCAAAGTAAAATTTACGTCACCTGTTGTTAAGTCGCTTTGCATTTCATTTATCATATAACGTTTATCTCTTATAACAAGTCTATCATTTAATTGTAAAGTTGTCAATAAAGAAATTGGTAAAATGGTTTTTACTTTTACTAATCTATTTTTAACATTGTGTAAATTCTCTATGTAATTTGAATAATAAAGTTTGTAAAGTGTGTTGTGATTTACAACGTTGTAAAAAGTTGAAATTTCTGCACCAAAATTTAATGTTACAGGCAAATATCCACCTATTGAACTATTGGTGTTTGTGTCTTGCCCAAATGGAATGTAATTGCTTTGACTTACTGCACTTCCATTTAATTCGTAATAATATTTATCGCCTCCCGGTAGTGTTTCAACTTCGTTCATATACAACAAAACAGGTTTTGGAACATACGGCGTAAAATCTTTATTTAAACAATAACCTACTTGTAAACCATTTCCAAAATTATTTTGTAGTAAGTTTTCGAATGGGCTTTCAACTTTGTAATCTCCGCCGTCGTATTCAAAACCAATTTTAGCGTTTCCGTAGCCGTGTGCGTCTATATTCAAAGGACTTTCTAAAAATGCTTTATTTAAAAAACATTCGCTATCTTGATACTTAAATTCAATAGACTTATATAACTTCATTCTTTCAATTTCAATGCTTGTAACATCAGTAAATTTCGTTATATCATTAATAATTCCTTTGCCGTACCAAACCGGTAACGGATCAAAAGTAAATACGTTTTTTTCATTTGAGTAAACGGTCATGTTAAACTCTTTACAGATACCAGAAACAAAATCGCTTATTTTCATATCGGGCGCCATTAACGCTAAATCTGTAAAACCAGAAGTTATTTGACTTGTATATGCGATTGCAGTTCCTGTGCTAACCCCTCCAGAGTTTTGTATTATTTTTTTTGTATATCTAAAATCAAATTCTATTGTAGCAAAAAAATTCGCTCTAACTTTAAAAGTGAAAATTGCTGTATCTGAGTTATTAATGTCAATCGTAAACGGTGCCGTTAAAGGTGTTGCGTTTGTGTACGGCATTGTGGTATTGTAAGTAAATGATTGACTGAATACACCATTTTTGTAAACATCAAGATAAAAATCTAAAGGATCGGTTGTCAACGAATAACAAAAAATTTGTAAGGTGTGCGTTGTTGTGTACATAGTTGAAACCGTTTGTGGTAAAATTTTAAACGTGTCATTTGCTACGTTAAACGCGATTTGCGGCGCCAAATTATTATAAGCAACGCTTTGTATATCTATTGGAACAGGTGTTCCATTTAAAATTAATTTATCTTTATTCTTGAACCATAAAAACGCTTTTCTAAAATTATCCGTTGCTAAAAATAAACCGTTAAATGTTATTCCGTATTCTGTTTCGATTAAATCAAATATACTTGCAACTCTAACCGCGGGAAATAATTCCGTGTTTTCTATTTTTCCTGTTGAAGAACCTATATTATTACTATCGTCTACTGGATAAGTAAACCAATCGGGGCAATCGCCTTGTGAAATTGGTACGCTTGAACCATATTGCCAAACTCTTTTTGAAGTTATCAAAGGATAACGAACATCATAATCTGTTACTGAACTATCAATCGTAATGCGGTCGTAAACTTCTTGGCTATCGTAGTCGTGGTTTATTGTTGTGTAATCTAATTGACTTAATTTGTCTTCATTAAAATAGTCTTTTAAAGAAACTCCTGCACCATAAAAAGTTACTGAATAACTATTTGCTTGGCCGTCTTTTAAGTTTGCTTTTTCTAACTGAATTTTACCCCGCCTAAAAAAAACCGTATCTATTTCAATGTATGCGTTGTATCTGTTCTGGTACTTTATTATTCCTAATGAGTCTACGTCATTTTGGTAAAAGTGTTTAAAGATAGCGTTGTTAGTTGGTGAACATGGAATTGTAAAACCTTGTGAAAAGTCTGTAAAGATTTTGCTTATATCACTAATGTTTTGGATCGTCGAACTAACAGAAATTTTTTCGTCGTTAAATAACTCCAGTCGTGAATAATTTGTTTCCGCCTGTGCAATATCTGTTTCTATATAAATAGCAACTTCTCTTCTCATTATATCACTGAATTTATAACTTCGTATGCGAATTCAAAATCTAAACTGTAGTTAATTTGTTTCGTGTTTATCTGCTTAAATAACTCAGTGCTTTTTGTGTTTATCTTTGCGGGTTTATTATCAATCAATATTCTTTCGCTGAGCATTATTTGCTTTAATACATCCTTCCAATTTTCTTTTACCCAACCTGTATTAACCTTAATACTTTTTTTTCCGTTTGCGTTAAATACTTTTCTTTGACCTTCCAAGCCACTATAAAAAGTTGAAGGAGAACCATTAAATCTTGACGACTGAAGTAAATTGTATT